CACAGAGCTCTTGCGAACAACAGTGCGGTGTATTCAAGCACACCTACTGTCGGAAAGTTCATGGAAGAATGGCTATCACTTTACAACTCCCATTCCGGTGAACGAGGCATTTTTAATCGGGAGGCTGCTAAAAAGACGGTTGAAAAATACGGGCATCGAGATAGTAATTTTGAGTTCGGAACAAATCCGTGCTCAGAGATCATTCTGCGACCGTACCAATTTTGCAATCTTAGTGAATGTGTAGTACGTTATGACGACAATAAAGAAACACTTTTACGTAAAGTTCGTTTGGCTTCAATATTGGGCACTATACAAAGTACATTTACTAAGTTCCCTTATCTGCGAAAAGTCTGGCAACGCAATACGGAAGAAGAGCGATTACTTGGTGTCTCACTCACTGGAATCTATGACAACCCACTTCTCACAACCCAAGGAGAAAAGTTAAATGAGTTACTTACCGAGCTTAGAGAGGAAGCTAGACGAGCCAACGAGGAATTTGCAACATTGCTTGGAATACCTAAAAGTGCTGCAATTACTTGCGTTAAGCCCAGTGGAACCGTCAGCCAACTCGTTGATAGCGCTTCTGGAATCCACCCTAGACACGCTAAGTACTACATCCGCCGAGTTAGAGGAGATAAGAAAGACCCTCTCACCCAATTCTTAATACAGCAAGGAATCCCAAATGAAGCATGCGTTTATAAACCTGATCAGACAGTGGTGTTTAGCTTTCCTCAAAAAGCACCCGCCGGAATCACAAGATCAGATGTTAGCCCTATATCTCACCTTTCCCTCTGGCTCACGTACCAAAGATACTGGTGTGAACACAAGCCATCTGTTACGATCTCCGTCGAAGAAAAAGACTGGCCGAGCGTCGGCGCGTGGACCTGGGACCACTTCCAAGAAATTAGCGGAGTCAGCTACCTCCCTTACGACGGAGGAACGTATCGTCAAGCGCCTTACGAAGATTGTGATGAGCAAACCTACAACAACCTTAAGAGCACCATTCCGCGAATCAACTGGGAAGACTTCAAGGAAACCACGGACAACGTCGAAGGAAGTCAAATGTTAGCTTGTTCAAGCGGATCGTGCGAGATATAACCTACTAGGATATAATTTGCACACAAAATGTAGGTACTTATTAACAAGTACCTACATTACGTTACAATATAATTTTAAGGAAAAATAAAATGAATGTAAAAGAAATGGCCGAGTTAATATTTGCTATTGACATGGCAATTCAGGCAATTGAAAGCGGCGGTGATGGTGAAAAAAGACGTTGGAATCCAGAGTACGACTGGCAAATGATGTGTGACGCACTTTACTACTTAAAAGAAATTCGTGGTGGCCAAACACTATAATGATTTTTTAACCACCGACACGTCGGTTTGCCTAAGGAGCACATAGCATGACCACCTACTCAATTGACTTTGAGACACGTAGCCATGTTGATCTAGCCGATCAAGGGCTAGACATATACGCCAACGACCCCACAACAGAAGTGTTGTGTATTGCATACGGATCTAACCCCAACAATGTGCGGGCTATTGACTCAGTATTCACCCAAAACTTTCCCCTCTTAGACCACGTCCGCAACGGTGGCAAAATTCAAGCATGGAACGCCATGTTTGAGTATTTTATCTGGAACTGTGTCTGTGTGCCTAAGTACGGCTGGCCAGAGCTAAAACTAGAGCAGTGCATTGACTCCATGGCTATTGCAGCGGCCAATAACATCCCTCAGTCTCTTGGCGATGCGGCGATCTTTATGGATGCGGCTCATCAGAAAGACACTAGGGGTCGCTATTTAATCCAAAAGCTGTGCAAGCCCACCAAAAAGGGCGAGTTTAACAACGACTTAGAACTCATGGCTGAGCTATTTGACTATTGCGCACAGGACGTACGTGCAGAGATGGCCATAGGAAGCGTTTTAAGGCCCCTCACAGCCGCCGAACAAGATATCTGGACTCTTACCCAGCGGATCAATTTGAGAGGCGTACCGGTGGATCCCAACGAGCTCCACAATGCTGTACTGGCAGTCGTAAGGGCACAGGACCAACTAGACAACGAATGCCTAGCCTTGACCGGTTTTAAGCCCTCTGAGAGGGCTAAGTTACTAGACTGGATTAACCAACGTCTAGTAACACCACTACCTGATTTGACAGCAGAGACCGTTTCAAATTTGCTGCAGCGCAACATAAATGAAGAGCTTTTTGATCAAGGTGACAGAGTTATTAGGGCGCTAGAATTGCGCCAAGAAGGAAGCCAAACTAGCGTGGCTAAGTACGCTAAGATGATGGAGATACAACGAGATGGGAAGATTAGGAATACACTGGTATATCATGGCGCTAGTACTGGCCGCTGGGCGAGCCGTGGTGGGCTTAATTTACAGAATATTGCCCGACCAACCATTAGCGATGAAGAGATTGAATTGGCAATACCAATGGTATTTAGCCAAGGAGTGGGCACGATGCAACAACTCTCCTCTTTGGTTAGATCCGCCATACGAGCTCCAAGTGGCAAAACCTTCGTTGACGTGGATTTTAGCTCAATTGAAAACCGAGTTGGGGTTTGGCTTGCAGGACAAAACGACAAGGTGGATCTCTTTCGGAAAGGATTGGATGAGTACAAAACCTTCGCTTCCACCAGTCTTTACAAAGTTTCCTACGAAGAAGTCACCAAAGACCAACGACAAGTAGCCAAGTCAGCCGTATTAGGGGCGATGTTTGGCCAAGGAGCCAAAGGGCTTGTTAAGTATGCTGAGGGGATGGGAGTTAAACTAACAGACACACAAGCGAAAAACGCCGTTGACAACTACCGCACTTCTTACGCAAAGGTAAAGAATCTGTGGGCGCTGTGTGAGACTGCTGCGATTCAAGCGGTGGAGAATCCGGGCAATCCTTTTGCTGCTGGTAATAAGATTGTGCTGAAAATGGCCAAACAGGCTTTATGGATGCAACTTCCATCAAAACGTCTCATCTGTTGGCAAAGGCCAGAGCTCGAGCTGCTCACCACACCATGGGGTCAAGAAAAGCTTGGTGTCACTGTCCAATCCCAAAACACTTTTACTCGGCAGTGGAGTAGAAATGCTTTGATTGGTAGTAGTATCTTTCAGTCTGCCGTACAGGGAACGGCACGTGATTTTTTGGCAGATGCGACACTTAATATTACGAAAGCCGGGTACGAGGTCATCAATTTGATCCATGATGAAGTGTTGCTCCTAGTAGAAGAACAAAGCGCGGAGTCCGCATTGAATGATGTGGTTAATATTATGACCACACCACCATTATGGGCTCCCGACTTTCCTCTTGCTGCGGAGGGCTGGGTAAGCAAACGTTACAGGAAATGATTACTTCTTTTTAGCTTTTCCACCTTTTTTGAACATTTCAGGTAAATCAATTAATCCGCGGCGAACGTCTTTCCCTTGTTCATCCAAATATTTTTGTGGTTTAACAAATGATTTTTGACCAATTTTGTCAACTAAAGCATTTAAATATTCTTCTTGAGATCTTCTAGGAAACGTATCACGAAATACAGCACGCGGCATCATTTGAACTAAAGTAGATTGATCACCTAATTTTTGCAATGCCCCAGTGCGATGACGTCCTTCATGCCCCATAATACTTGGAAACGAACTTTGCAATTCTTGTCCCAATTGGAGATATGGAACACTACTAAAACCCCCACCGCCCGGTTTAGCATATTGGCCTAAATAATTAAGATAATCTTGATACGTGCCTTTAGGCATTAAATCATAATTCTCAAAAGTTTCAGCGTTTCCGATTCCATAAGTCTTCATTGGTGATGCTTTGTATGAAGCGTCAATTGGTGCTGCATACTTTTCAAAATCTTTTGGGTTCATTACCATCATCGCTCTAGCGTTATCACCAGTAAAAGCGTTTTGTAATGCTTGTGGTTGGTATTGATGTTCAAGATTTGGCACTAAATCTGCCGCTTTTTCCAAACGTTTAGCTGCAGCTGTACCACCTTGATTTTTAACTAAATTAATAAGTTCAACCAATGCACCAACTTTACCGCCGGCTGCTTTTTCTTCAACAATCTCATCGCGCGGGTTGCGTTTATCTAGCATATTGGCCAAAGTACCTGCTGCTTGTGAAGCAATTGCTGCCGGTATGCGGTATTTAGAAGGCGCCATTGATAAGGCACCTGTTCCAGCTCCTACTACGTTAGTTGCTCCAGACAAAACATCACGAGCAGTTAAATCGGGACGTGTTAATCGGTTATATGCTTGAGCGCCCTGTGAACCAAGTTCATAACCACCAACAATTGGTAAAGCCACTTTACCCAAAAGACCTGAGGTTTTTTTAGCAACGTCATATTTAGTTTGCTGTTGTTTTAATGCTGAACGCTCACCCAAACGTTCAGCACGTTTTTGAGCAACGGCTTGCACTTCAGCTTGTTTTAATGCGTCTTCTTGCGCAGCCAATTCAGCACGTTTTTGTGCAAGGTTACGAGCCTCATGCTCTGGAACAGCTAATAAACTACCGGGCATTACTTTATGGCCGGGAAATTGTTTTTCAGTAGCCAAAGCTTCTTCAGCAATTTTATTAGCTTCTTTGTAGTTAGCACCACCTAAAAACTCGCCAGCATGTTGACCAGTTCCTTCGCCGGGTTTACCAACGGTCCAATTACGCACAGTGGTAGTAGAACCTTCCGGAACATCAACAGCAGTGCGGCGCTCAATAGCTTGTTGCGCTACAGTAGATGGATCTAAAAACGCACGTTGTTTTGGAAGAGGAGTAGAAGGCTCTTTACCCATAGCTTTTTCAGCCATACGGATTAACGGGCGACCTTTACTATAAATTACATCTCCAGCAGCGCCCAAAACTCCAGTAGTTGCGCCAATACCACCCATTATCTCTGGGCTTTCTTTTTCAGTCACTGGCTCAGCTGGCGGTTTAGTAGCTACTAATGTACTTAAAATATCTGAATCTGATACGCCGTGTTCACGCGCTCCAGATAAATCATAGTTGTGTGTTTGCGCTAATTGATTAAGTATATCTTCGTCAGATATACCACTCGCACGAGCAGCTTTTAAATTATAGTATTGAACTGGTTGCTTTTCGTCAGACATCAATTAGTCCTATTTATTAAAAAAATCTTTTGCTGTTTTAGTGCCGCTTTTAAAAGGCTCTTTACTACCTTCATTGGCAAAAAATTCTGGAAAACGGCGTTTTACACGTGCTTCCTCGTCAGATTCAGCTTTAGCATAAGCATCACTTTCACGGAAACGATTAAAATCTGGTGTTGTACCATTTTTTCTTGCTTCTGCTTGATAAGCAACCCAAGCATTATTACGGTCTAAAATCTTTTGTTCATTTTCACGATTTAAAACTGCAAACACTAAGTTAGCTGCAGCAGGAGATGACACACTTAAACCTTTTGCCACACCAGCCATTTTCATATCAGCGTTAGATAATGTGCCGCGTCCTTGACCTGTTAAATTTTGATTTGCAAACTCTGCAGCAAAACGGTTTGTCAATGTATCAAATTCTGAACGAGCAGCCAAAGCTTTTGGTCCTAATTTTTGAGCACGGGCTTCTTCTATTCCGGGGGCTTTTAATGTGCCAACAATTGGAACAGTAACTCCCGGAGCAACTAATTGAGACAACATTGCAGTTACAGAACCATCTTGTGAAATACCAAAAGCTTTAGGATATTGACGCAAAATAGACTCAGCCATATCATATTGGCGAATGTTTGTTTTGGCGTTAGCAGCTTGACTTGTTAAAGCCACCGCGGATTCACCAGCGCCTTTTTCAATTGGTTTTTGCTGTTCTGCTTGTGTCTCAATTTTTGTTGAAGCGGCTTTTGCTTTAGCTTCTAAATCTTCCTTACTTCCGGGAGCAAAACCAGTTTGTAGATTTGGAGACACTAAAGGTTGTTGATCTGGAGCAGCTATTTTAGGAATAGGTTGTGTATGTGGAAGTGTTTGAGATGAAGCTGCGGGCGTTGTAGTTGTTGGGGCAGTTGCAGGTGTTGTAGCGGTTGGAGCGGCTGTAGGAGCCACAACAGGTTTTGGAGCACCCGTAGCAGAAGGATTAATTGCCATAGCTGATGCCAAAGGAGTGGTTTGCCCAGTACCTCCCGGACCTCGAACGTCATGCGGAACAAGCGCGCCAGTACCAGCGACATTAAGTAATGCCACTGATGGTAAAAGATTTTCGTTTACTAAACCGCTATTACGCAAATAGTTAATGTTTTTAGCCAATACTGGGTCTTTAGCATTTTCAGCTACATACTTATTAATTTCTGTAAGCGCAGCTTCATTGCCTTTTGTTCTACCGATTTCTTTAATGGTTTCTTTTAAAGACGGATCACGAACTAAATCAATTAAGCTATTAGGCTGAGCATTTACAGCAGCAGGTTGTGTGCCAGTTTGCTGTGCTCCAATTGGAGCTGCTGGTTGTCCACCAAAAATTCTATTACCCAAACCAATTTCACGTTGTTGTGCAATTTTGTTGGCAGCTAAATCGCGCTTCATGCCAAATGTTGTGGCATCAAAGCCTTCACGTTCAGCAGCGCGGCGGGCTAGCGCTTCACCGGGACCAGCCATACCACCAGACCACCATGCTGTAGCATCGCGCATTGCTTCGTTAAAACTATTTTTTCTAGACTCACGCTCGTTAATCAATTGCTGCATGTTTTCAAGCAATGCAGGATCAACGCCAATCATACCCTTTGGTGTTGGCAAAGCATACGGGCTTTTTGATTGAGCAGCTTGCGCGGTTAAAGGCGATGTAGCCGGCTCTTTTTCAACCGGAACTTCAGCTTTAACATCACCGCCATCTTCATAACCTTTAATGTAATTTAAGCCTGCCATATATTACCTATCAAAATAAAATTGATCATTTGTTCCAGTTTGTGTATTACCGGAAGCATCCGTGTAGGTATAATCGTTTGTTGGTGGATTCATTATAGTATCCATACTTTCTGCACCAGACGGAACAAAATCAGAACCAGAAGACGATGGGTTTTTGCTAAGGTAACCAAGGATAGTGGGAAACAAACCGGCCCTATAATCTTTTTGACCTTTAGTTCCGGAACCAAACAGTTGAGACAACACCCCACCATTACCATTTGCGCCGCCTAACAAATTTACCGCGCCCATAATTTGATTTAATGGGGATAGTTGTGTTTGATTTGATACTGTAGTTGGTGCTTGAACGCCACCAATTACTTTTCCGTAATTAGAAATATTAGAAAATGGGGAAGCTTGTTGGTATTGACCGGTTGTCAATAAATTATTAATACCTTGTTGTGCTACGTTACCTGCGCCAATACCGGCTTGTACGCCTGTCTGTTGATTGTTTATTGCTGCTTGATTTTGTTGCGCAAACAATTGAGCTTGAGCATCAGCCATTGCCTTATCTTCGGCAGTTTGACCACGCAAGCTACCAAATTGACCAGAACCAATTGCACTAGCGTTTGGCTGTGCCGTAATGTTTGGCATTAATTGATTTAATTGTTGATTTTGAGCTTGAAACAAACCGCCTAAAGCGGTGTTTGTATTTGGAATTACGTTGCCAGAAGCATCAGTAATCCATGGATTGGCGGCACCAGATGCAATATTTTGTAAAGTTCCGGTTGCATTAGTAAATGCGTTTGTTGGGCCAGATAGCTGGTTAACAGCTTGTTGGGCAACAGTGTTTTGTGGCGTTGGCGCTTGACCAAGAGCACTACCAGCTCCCGATACAACGTTCTGTTGCGCGGTATCAAACCACGCCGGCATTGTAGTTGATTGTTGCGCCGTGTTACTAATAATGTTGTTAAGTCCCGCCATGATTATGCCTTCATTTTACGTTTTGCATCTAACAAATAGGCCAATGGGCCTTTGCTATCTGGTGGCAATTTAGTGCCATTTGATTGAGCGTGTTTTCTAATTTCTACTAAAAAATGATCTAATACACCAGCACCAGCCTCATTACTGCCATTACCAATTTTAGATACTACATCTGCAGGTATAACAAACTCACCATTGGCAAGCATTGCTGCAACAGAATCGCTTGTGCCATCACCCTCGCCTTGTACATAGCGATTTTCAATTGAGCCTAAACCACCTTCAGAAAAAAATTGCGGATCATGCTCTTCAATTGTACCACCTTCTGCGTGAGCAGTAATGTTAGCACCCGGCATTCCTGTAAGAATATAATTTAATTGGGCTTTAGTTAACCCGGGAGACAAACTGCCACTAACGCTAGTAGAGCCGTCATTGTTTGTTCCACCAAGTCCAGTGTTAAATGGATCAGAACTTACACTACTACCCGCCGCAAAATGGGGTACTGGGCTAGTAGTTTCTTGTATGTTAGGTAAACCAGTTAATGTGTAATCCATTTTTTGTGTTAATCCCGGTGTTAAATTTCTAATTCCGCCAGTGTAGTCGTTTGCATAGTTAGGAGTTCCTGTTGCCGGCATACCAAAAGTTGGTGAAGTTACCGGAACATTTGGTGTTGTCACTGGCGTTTTAACAGTGCTCACGTTTGAGCCACCGCCACCAGTTGAAGACATATTAAAGCCAGATGGATTATTAATCCCGGGAATACTTGGCATTGCACCGGAATCAGATCCCGGTGTAACCCATTCACCTTTAGTTTCACTCCAAATTTTACCGGCGTTGTCAGTTTCTCCGTCTTTTGAAATTGTACCAATCAAACCGGGTTCGGCAGGAGTCGGTTGTTCCATATTAGAAACTGGCCCCAAATTATCGGAACTTTGTTTCCATTGATCATATGTGGCGGGAACAATATCCAACCCACGCGTAGACCCATCTGGACTCGTACTTTTAAACCCATTTAAATAATTTTGATAACCCAAATCTGTATCTGCGGTTAATTCAGGAGAAGTGGGTTCTTCTTCTGCCGGCGGAATTGGAATAGTTGGTGCGTTTGCATCAAATTGTTGATCTGGTGATGATACGGTTACTGTGCCTTTTGGAACCAATGGCGTTGTTGCTCCACCACCGACATCAGTTGCAGAACCTGTTGTGTTTACACTAGCAGTTGGTTCATATGCCGGTGCTGTGGTAGGTTGTGTTTGAGACTGTTTAAAAAACTCGGCCATTGCAGCAGATATTTCCGCTGCCTTTGGATCTTGACCAGATTTAATGCCATCCAAGAAAATTTGTTGTGATTCTTTGCTTATTGCTGAAATATTAGGAGCATATTGAAATGCTTGCTCATCTGTTAATCCAGTTTTAATGGCGTTGTCGTAAACAACTAAAGAGTTTTTATCTAAACTGTTAACTCTATTAGCAAAATCTAATGCCACGTTTGCGTCCCCGTTTTGGTTGTATTGGCGCAAAAATGAACTACCAGCAACATCAGACATACCACTTATTGTTTTGGCGGTATCAAAAGAGTTAGTTAGTGTAGTACCATCATTGTACAACTTTTGAAACGCAGTTTTAGCGTTGTCGCTCATGTCAGCAACTTTAAGCGCTGTTTCCGTAAAATCTTTAGTTGTTTTTTGTAAGTCTGCATTACGAGCATCGTATTCAGTTTTTGCTGCGGCAATAGCATCAGTTTGATTTTTATAATTATCCGCTGCGCTATTGTACGTAGCTAACTTACTATCAAACGCTGCAACATCACCGTTGTATTTACTTGTAGCATCATTTAATGATGGCAACAAAGCGTTAGCTTGATCAGCTAAATCATTTGCTGTTTTTACATCTCCAGAATCTTTAGCTTTATTATATTCGGCTACAATACTATCAAATTTATCTTTAACAGATTTATACGCATCATAAGATGAAGCTGCTATTTCTTGAGTGGCTTTAGCTTCTTGCTCTAACGGGGTTAGTTTTGTTTTGTAATCTTCTTGCGCTTTAGTTAACTGATCATTAAACTTAGAAGCTGCGTCATTAGTGCTATTCCAAGCAGATTTTAATTCAGAACTAACTTGTTTACCAGATTCAGCAAGCGTAGTATTAATTAAAGAATTAATAAACGATAGTTTAGCATCTTTACCGCCAATAGTGCTAGCAGTTGCAGCGCCAGTGGCCTTACCTAATACGTTAGCTACTGTATTGTTAACACCTAAATCTTTTAATTCTTGACTGGTATACCCACCAGCTAAACTACCTGCTCCGGATGTAACGCCGCCAAGTAATATTTGACTTGCGTCACCGCCGGATAATGCGGCTCTTGTAGCACCGCCGGCAGTGTTTCCAGCAGCATTAGCTAACATGTTTTGGGTGGCCATTTGACCACCAATATCTTTAACAATCTCAGAAACGCTATTGCCTAATATTGTTTGTGCTGCAATGTTATTAGCAACTTCTGGGGCAAAATTGTAAGATTGTTTTAATACATCAGCCACTTGTGAAGAGCTTAAACCTTGGTCCATTAAACTTCTAGCGTCTTCAGCCGCCATACTAAGGTCAGCGGCATTACCAACAGCGCCTAAGTAATCACCCACACCCGCGGCAACAGCCCCACCAGCATATGATACACCAGCGGCTAATGCAGCTTGTTCTAAGTTACCGCCGTGCGCTACAACATCGGCGGCAGAAATTAACGGTAAAGCCCAGTATTGTTGTGTTGCAACAGCGGTTACTTTAGCAATAGTTCCAATTGGATCATTTATTGCAGCTTGACCAACTTTACCGAGTTGTTGACCAACAGATTCAGCAACATGGCCCACTTCACGAACGGCGGATTCTGCAATATGGCCAATAGTAGTAAACTTATCACTTACAACGTCTACAACAGATTCAGCTACTCCACCCATTATAATGCTCCTTGGGTTTTTGGTTGAGCGTTATCCGGAAGACCGCCTTTTTTGGCGTCACCTAAACTAACAGTAACTTTATATTGCCCGTCTGTTGTTCTTTGAACAGCATAACCCATATTTTTAAACGGTTGGTTTCTTCCAATGTGCTTAAAAATATTGATTAAAGAAGGGTCATCAAACACTGTCACTATATATTTAAAACCCATTAGCCCAATTGCTTTGGTAAATACCAAACAATTTTTAAGGTAATTTTGAATGGTGTCGGCGTTAAGCGCACGAAACACACCAACATCTGGGCGATCCGGTGATTTGTGAATAATAAATAGGGTGTTGCCTTCTTGCATTAATAGGCCATTAGCATTTTGTATTTCAGCCATTAGGCTAGCTTTAATCTGCTCGGCAGTATACTTGCCGCCCGTTTCTTTAGCAGCAATCGCAACTATCTCATCTTTTAATAGCTTTTGATGTTTAGAATTTACAAAAGAGGACATGTATTTTGTTGGGGTTTGTCTATATATATAATAATGCAAAAAAGGGCACTTTCGCGCCCTAAATCAACGACTTGGACCGTTAATTATTTCAGTAAATTCCCTTGCCCAGTCTTGCCAAGTCTCATATGTACTGGGGTCTGGAATGGGATATACAGCAAATGTCTCAGAATTAAGCAAGTTAAATGCTGCATCTTGCCAATTTTCCTCGGAGGCAAACTCAATGTTCTTTTGTCCGTAGTAAATAGCCAAGTTGCCGTTCCAATCGTCCCAGCTCATATAGTCTGGAAGGCAAGGAAAAAACTGCTGGAAACTCATTTAAGGTCTTTCGTCCCCAAACTCGGCCGTGATCATATTACGGCCCATTTCAAAATTACCGTCAATTTCGTTAGATTCAAACTTTAAACGAACCAAACGGTGTTCAACACGCAAATCAATTTTACCAGTTTCTTGAGTAAAATAATAAGGCCCAGAGTTTTCTTCACTCTGACCACCAGCAAACTTACGACCCAAAATGGTCAGTGCCATAGTGCCAGACTGTAAAAAGTTTGGTTCAATACGGCGCAAGTGCATGCGGCGGTTTACACCTACCAAATTGTCACCAGAAGGACTGCCTGTTAGCCAACTAATATCGCTAGTTGTAATACTAGAATACACCGCTTCTTCGATGCCTAGTGTGGACATATTAAGCCCAAACTCATGTTGCCAAATTGAGTATCCACCAGTTACATTATACACTGTCGATCCAACAGCAGCGCTTGGAGAAATGACTTTATCAACCGTCACTATGGTAACACCCGGTGTACCAATCGTTGTATTAAAAATGTTTTGGCTAGCAGTAATTCGATAAACGGTATCTTGTGGTACAGTAGAAAATGACACATAATCACCGGGACTAAACAATGGAGTTAAGTCACCAGCAACATAAAACTGTTTGGATGTAGGCGCTGGCAAACTAGCTGGATGCGCAATCACATAATTAGCTTGGTTATACATTGGGTTGTACTCCCAACCAGCCCAAATAGGTGTTGGAAACAGCTCGGTTGTATAACCACAAGAACGACGCGCGCCTACTGCAGAGCCAGCATCGTACCAAAGAGCATCTTTGACATTGTAAATAATAGCATCAGTGCATTCTGTTGCTGTGCCTCTAGGATAAAAAAACCAAATCTCGTTGTATCTTGGAATCTTAGTGGCCCAAACTTTTTGGCGTTGTTCGTAATTTAAATTATTAAACAACCAGTTTATGTTTTTATCGTTTGGCAAAACTTTGACGTTACCGTTGTACAGATAAAAACGGTCAACACCCATCCAATATGCAATGCCGTCCATCTCAACTACTGCGTTAGAAGACATGATAGAGATTTGGCTTGAAACAATATCGTAGTTCCAATAAAACCCAACTGCTTGGGAATTAAATGAAACACGAATAAGAGAGTCTGTTGCCCAAAATAAACCAGATGGCGCGTTAGTACCGCCCCTAAACGGTATGCCCTTAACAATCTTAGAACTTGCTACGTTAACTTGGTTAGCAAACGGACCGTTCCAATCATAAAAGTTTTGATTAGTGTACGTTGAGTCTACGTTGTTATTAGCAATAAAACCGTGTGAGCCATATACAAAAATAAATGGATACAATACACATACACCACCATCAACGCTAATTGGTTTATAGGTAGGGTTTTGCCCTTGACTGTCAGAAAGGCCAGTAAAGTAATAAGTATTATTGGCATCTGGTGTAATGTTACCAACCAACACTTGAGTTGCCACACCATTGTCAATATTGACTAAATTTAAACCGGGGTGTGCAAAACATGACAGCGCGCCACCTTGTGGGCTAAACTGTGCATCAAACTGCCAATCATTGCGATATGGTCCATTTATTGGATCAGAGGTAAAGATTGTGTCATTTGTCCAAATCTTGCTAATAGTTCCGGCCGGTGCTGCAGGAGTAAACGTAATAGTAGTTTGGTTCGGGCTGATGGTATGAACCGACGTGCTAATAGTGTAGACTGTTGGTGTGCCAGTTTGGCTAATAATAAAAGTCTTGGTTGGTGCAAACGTAGTAGTGGCGTCGCCCGGAACAATAACTTGTGTTGTGGTGTTTGATGTTACGTTAGCAAATACAGAACCACGTAAAAAATTAACAGTAAATGGGCCACTGCCAGCACTAAAAGATGTGCCAGTTGTAAAAACATCTAAAGTCTCTGCATTACCAGCAAAGATATAGTTAACGCCATTATACGGAATGGCAATCATGCCGCGGTAAATGCCGTTGAACGCTGTAAAAATAGTTTTATAGCCACCCATTTTTTTAGGGTCGCCACGTTGAAAACGACACCACACCCCATCGGTATACTGATCGTTTTGGAATACCGTACCGTCGCGTTTTATCCCAGCCGGTATTTTTAAGCTGTAAATTGATGTGTATTGCGAAGTATCTTGTTGCTGGTTATCAGCCGGCATTTAGAACGTTCCACCGTTGATTAATTGCGCTCTTAGTGTGGCGTTTACTGTAACTAACGGTTGCAAAACATTGGTGTTATCAATATTAATAATTTCTGTGCTATTTGCAGATAAACCGAGCACACTAGTACCAGCGAGGTACATGCCTGTGTGAGTGTCACCATTAAATGAATACGAAGGCAACGCCGCTGTTCCGTTAGATGCGTAGAAAAAGCCAGTTGAGCTTTGAGTTAACGTAAAAAGATTGATACCATCTGTCAATACCGTGACAACAGCGCCAGCTGCTAAAACTAATGGCGGTTGTGAACTACCAGAAACTACAAAATTGATGTTGTAACCAGTTTGGTTGGTATTATTAACCAAAACATAAAGCTGTGTAATAGCTGGCAGTGTGACAGTTAGTGTGGTTGTGCGTGAACCAGACTGTGCAATGTAAGTTTGAATGATTGGCGCATAAGCTACTAGACTTAATGTAGAGCCGGGAATGCTATCCACATCATAAGTTGCTGATGTAAAGGTTACGTTAGATGGCGCAGTAAAACCAACGGTAATAAAGTTACCAGTGTTGCTGTCGTAAATAACATAGCCAGAGTCACCGGGGTTTGCTGTAATAGTGGCTTGCCCGTTAATTAATGCTGGGGAAACTGGGGTAATAGCTAACGCTCCGCCACTACTATTTCTAAAGCCAATATACCAACCAGTTGAAAGGGTGCTTGGAACAGGTAGGTTTATTACACCATTACCTGCGTTCCAGTTAAAAGTGGTTGCACGGCTAAGGTCGTTTAGCGTTGGTGTTGAAGTAATGTCCGCAACGTTTTGGGTGGTTGATAGCTGACCAGATACGGTTGTCAAGCCAGCACCTTGCAGTGTTACTGCATCGGCAAAAGATGTGCCAACTCCAAAAGCAATATTAGACCAAGTGCCACCTAAAGTAGTATTATTAGTAAGATAAAGATACTTAGCGGCACCGACAGCAACAGTAATAGACTCATTGCCAGCAGCATCTGTAATAGTAAACGCATGTGCTCCCAAATTGCGGAAAAGAATGTCTGAACCAACGGCACCTTGTGTTGCATCAGGAAGCAGAATAACCAAACCATCAACACTAGCAACACAGTCCATAATACGGGCTGCAGGAACCTGTGTAGGGTTAACGACAGTAGGCCAGTAAAGCTGAGTGTTGGAGCTAAAGTTAAGAGCATAATAGGATACATCCGTGGGTTGGATGACATTGCCTGTAAATGGTGATGTGTACGTTGTCATATATTAAGGTTCCATCACAGTAGTATTTCGATCTACACGACGAGAGTTATCTTCTTTCTTCAGAGCAGCCAAGGCATTGTCGTAATATGCTTTCCATGTTTGTATTTTGTCCATAGCTTTTAAATACACCATTCCATGATACATGGCGCCGTAAAGCATTAGTTGAGGGCATTCTCGAGTAAAAAGGTTTTGCTGATTAGTTGTGTCTAATGGTTGAATTTCGCTGTAATAAATAATTTCCACGGGGCACGTTTGATTTGGGGCTGGTGCAAAAGCAAAATGGTTATAGTCGTAGTCTGCGTATATTTGAGGAACACCGGGAATAGATTCCGATTGATATTGCGCTACATAATCTTGTGAACGAATCAATAAAGGTTTGCCATTTGTTTTTATAGAAACGGTTTTACGCCATCTCGCTGGCTTTTCAAGAACTACTTGATTTTGGGCAAGACTTGATTCAACAACAGTAAGTTGTAAAAACGTTTTTAATTCAGCAGCAATAGATGCTTCTGTTAAAGCAATAATAGTTGGGATTGTGGCAATCCACTGAGCATCGCTACGCTCAGAATAATTAATAATGTCAGCAACTAAGCTATCATAGGTCATCACAACGGCATTCGTCATACTAACACCTCATATCCCCATTTTACGGGATTTGTTTTTATTCTATATGCAATTGTCTTGTAGTGCAATTTTTCAAAGTTAGCTAAAGATTGAACACCCACAAAAATTTGATTATTAAATTTAATTTGCCTAGTTTTTGGATTATTTTTGCCGCCTAAATTAGCTAGCCGCATTTTTTCTCTTGTTGCTTCTGTAACTATCTTTCCAAATCTAGGATGGTTTTTTCCGGAATATTTGCCTTTTCTTGCAATTCTTATTTTTTCTTTTGTGTGTTCGGATACAGTATGCTTCATTTTTAATTTAGTTTCTTCTAAATGTTTGTATCCGGAAGCTCCTTCTCCACCATCTGTTTTATTGGCTAGTATATAATTCATATCTTTAAAACAAGAAATTAATAAAACTTCATGGTCAAATGCTTCTTGTTCGGTATTCCAATTAGCTAAAATTTCAACATTAAAACCATTGTGTTTTTCAACAATACTTTTCCAATGTTTATTTCTATTATGTGTTTTCCAAGCGCGTCGCTTACTGCCTTTGCCAATGTAAAAGATAGTTCCATCCGGTTTAGTATGCGCATAGGTATAAAACATATCAGCGAGTGTAATAACTTATATTAGGTTGGAAATAAATCGGAGATTTGTCCCGATCTTCTTCACTGGCTCGCAAGAATAACTTATCGGCCTGCTGTTCTAAATAACCAATGCGGGCCATGTCAACAGCTGGAAGTTGCATTGATAATTTGTGTGATAAACTTGCCTGAACACTTGGCAACCAACGATCTGGTACATAAATCTGATTTGTCAATGAGCCCACATCTTCCATTTGTTTTTCAACAATAAGTTGGAACATCTGGAAATCATTGTTAGGAACCGGCCACAAATACATTGATGGCTCAATTTGTCTATCAAACCAAAACTGCAATGAGCGCACAGATGGAAACTGTTTGTTTGGTAAATTCCAGTAGTCGTCGCGGTTTAAACGTGATAGTGGAATGACTTGTTGGCTCGTAGAAAATACCATCTGGCGTATAGAGAACGTGGACAACACGGTCTCACGCAGACGGTAGTATTGATAATTTGGTGTGGTGGAGATGTTAAAGTATTTCCACTCACGGTCCTTTAATGTAGTCGCGGGGAACTGTTGGATCAATGTCCAAGTAATTCCATCGTTACTAACTTCATAGGCAAAGTTATAAGTCGCTGTGCCCCCACCAGCAGCATAGCCATTAAATCCAACGTAAAATACTGGTTGTGGCTGTGGATATGTTAGACCAAAGTAGTTTTCACCAACGGTTGACGTAGCAACTTGGTTTAAATTCTGGTCAAATACTGTGGGAGATTGTGAATTGTCAACTGGAAGATAGCTAGACGCTGCAGAGTTAACAATATATACCCAGTTAGCCTCTCGCACGTCAATGGTAGTTTTTGGAAGAACTAACTGCTGCTGCGATGTAACAGCGCCATACAATTGGTTCTCCAAAAGCCACAGATTAACGCCCATGTTAGATAGATCCATGAGGTTATAGAACAATGCCTGACGTGCAGCATTAACATATTCAGGTGTAACTTCTTCGGCAGTTTTGCCTGCATCACGAAACGCATAAGAAATAAGTTGATCAACGTTAACTGCTGTTTGACCCGTTGTCCCAGAATACGCCATATTATCGTCCGCGCCCTGCAGATTTTTTCATTACTGTTTTAGGCAGATTAGGTTTAGCTTTGCCAGCTTTGACAAACTCTTTGCCAACCTTTTTAGGTATTCCCAATGTAGATTTTCCAGCGGCTGCGGCATACATTGCCTTCATTTGCTGATCGGATTTCATTGGCATTATGAGCAAGTTCCGCCGGTGTTCATCTTTTTAGCTTTACCACCAGCACGCATGTAACCCATTTTGTTACGTACGTTAGTTGGTAATTTAGCTAGGCCGGGATTGTCTTGTGCATCAACTTCTTTTAAAGACCCGCCTTCGCTATAACAAACCTTGCCGCCTTTTTTATAGGCCGTACCCATTGGGTCCATACGACCTTCTGACATACCTTTACGAGCAGCGTCGCCACGTGAACCCATAGCTTCATACATAGCCTTGTCTTCTTTAACCTTAGCATCAGCTTTGTTTTTATTGTAGTACTTTTGCTGGGCTTCAGTAGCACCTGGTTGACCGCCAGCTGCTAGTTTTTTAGGCTTGCAGTCTTTAGCGGAGTCAATGCTTTTAATATCAGCGTCAGTTTTTTTAGCGCCGTATACACCGCCACCGCAGGCAAATTTCTTAACAGTACCTACAGACTTTTTAGCACGACCACCTTTTTTGAGTTTGGACAGGTCTGTGTGCTCGCCCTTATGCTCCTGCGCGTCATGGATCCGGATAGCCTTTTTGACAATGGCCTTATCCTGGGCAATATCGGCAGAGTCTGTCTTTTCTACAGACTTGCGTGATTTGTACTTAACAGTGCCGCCTTCTTTGAAGCAGGCCATTTTTGGGTTTGATTTAAAGTCTTCCATGACACGTCCTTTGTTGATGTTCTATATACAATAATGCAAAAAAAAGGCGATTTACGCCCTAAATACCGCTTAAAAACAACGCCTTTTCGCGCTCTCTACGCTTTTGTAAGACCGCTGGTTTGTTCCACATCAGTATGGCGTCAGCCGCCCCTTTTAGGTCGTTCTCGTTGATCCTCTTGACCACCGTGGACTTACGAAAGTTAGTCTCGCCAATATTAAAGCACAGGCTGTACAGGGCGTCG